TCAACTGAGAACATTGCGAGCTTCTTCTGAGCATCAAGCATTTTCTCAACGTCGCCGCTTTCGTGAGCTTCCTTGAACTCCTTTTCGGCAGCGGTTAGCTTGGCATCGACCCCGGTCTTCTGGGCCTCAACAAGAACCTGCTCGCCAGTCTTCAGACGCTCCTGAAGCTGCCTGTTCTGCTCGGCAATGGTCTTGGCAAACCGGATCGCTTCCTGCTGTTCACGGAAGGCACGTTCCTTCTCACGGCGTTCGTCGTGATAGGCGCGACGTAAGTCCTTGATTCTTTTCTGAACTGAAGACGTGTACTGCGCCAGTTCTTCGTCTGTGACGTCGTCCGGCTCCTTGGGCATCGGCTTTCGGCCCCGGTCTTCCGGCGGGGTGTCGTCAACGATATCGAGCTCAACATCGCCTTCAACAACAGCCTCGATCTCCAGTTCGGGAGTTTCTGCATTTTCAGCAGGTTTTTGCCCGTTTTCGGTTTCGTCGGGAAATTTATACGCGGATGTACTCATGTTTGCTCCTTATTTTTTGCGAATGCCACGGGGGTCTTCCACAACCGCTTCCACCGTGTCGTCGTTGATGATGCGGAACTCTTTGCCGTGTATATCCAAACGGGTACCGCTATTTGACCGGACAATCACGAAGTCACCTTCTTTACACCACGGTCCTGTTGGAAACTTTGACGCATCCTTGTACGCATCCGGCCCGAGTTTGATTACAAACAGCACAGTAGTCAGAATCTCTTCATGCTGCCGAGTGATATCTGCTTTGATTATGCCGCTGTCATACTTACTCTCAATATCCGGTATTGCGCACAGGATTCTGTAACCCTGCGGGTCAGGCAACTGCTTTGCTTTGCGGGCGGCTTCATCCTTCTCGGCCTCCCATTTCTGTTCCAGCGCAGTTAACGGCGCTGTCTCAGTCGCTGTCATCATCAGTCTCCAATCTTTCAAGAAGGTCTTTTAAGTGGCGCTCCGCGATAGCAAGACCTTCGATCACACCGCAGAGACGTTTGTAATCTTCAAAACTTCTGCAATTACCCGTGGCCACATCATCGGCGTAATTGTTCATATCTTCGCGCAGTTTGCGGTTTAACGCTTCTGCGAATTGAGTAATCATTTGTTATTACCCTTTTGTAAAGCATCAGCTTTTGCGGCGGCATCCGTGACGATACGGAGCGTATCCGTTTTTTGGCGTACTGCGAGTTCCTGTTCGCGCAACCGCAAGTCGTCGGCTTTTGCGGCTGCGTTTACTGCAAGTTGCTTCTCTTTGTACGCAGCGTCTTGCTGCTGTTTTTGCTCTTTGAGCGCCAGTTCTTTCTGCTGCATCATAAGCAGAGGGTCTTGCGCGTTTTGTTGTGCCTGTTGCTGGGCGACAAGCATCTTGCTCTGCGCAAGAACCTGCGGAGCAGCCTGCGCCAGCATCTGCGAAAGCTGATACTCCATCTCCTCCGGCAGCCCTTCATCTTGCTCGGCTTGCGGAATTGCCACACCCAATGCTTCACTGATTTTGTTACGGTAGGCAAACCCTACGTGTTCGGCAATATGCGCTTCCATAGAGCCAATAAGCGCATTGACCCTTGGGTTTTGCCCAATAATCTGTTGAATCATGGGGTCCTGTTTCATCATCATGTGCACCGCAATGTGCGCTTCGTGGTCCTGATACGCAAAAGCCTTGACTGGTTTGCCATTCAGAATATTCTGGTTTTCAGAAACCGGGTCAGTTGGTTTGATTGATTCTTCTGTCGGCACCAGTTTATCCACGTTTTTAATGCCCAATACGTGCAACATTTGACGGTGCAGCTCAGGCAAGTTGTAAATCTGCGGGGCTTGTTGCGACAACTGAACGACAGCTTGGTACTGCACAATCCGCTGCGTCATCGTCGCTGCATTGGGGTCGGAAACAGGAATAATTTCGGTGTAACGGTAGTCCTCGTACTTGGCTTTGCGACCTTGCGGCGCGTCTACGTCATACGGATACTCTTTGTTTGCCGGGGTGTCTTCCCGAACAATCTCCGCAATAAGCTGCAGCTCCTGCTTGAACGAGTAGTGCACCCGTGCTTGCACGGCCGTCAGGGGTTTGAGCGTGCGCTCCAGCAGTGCCAGCGTCGTGCCAACAGGCGTTTGTGCGGACATATCCGCAATTTTGAGATCACTGGACGCCGCCAGACGACGGCCTTCATCAATAATCTTGTCAAGCAGCCCCGCCAGAACCTGCGACGGCTCTTTGTAAGGCAACGGGAGGATGTTGTCGCGGATAGCGCCGCCAGTGACATCCACGTCACGAAACTCACCCGGAGCGATGGGTGTGTCGTCGCCTTTGATACGCAGCCCCCGGGCTTTCAAGCCGCCGGGAAGATTCGACAGCGTACCCGCGTCCACCAACTGCCGCAGGATCGATGTACCCGCCTTGGCGTAGCCGCCAATCAGGTGAAACAGACCAAAACCATACGGCCCAAACCCGGGGACATACGTATACTGCGTATAGTGCAGGCGCTTCCTGCGGTTGTTGTCGCCTTTGCGCCAGTTGCGGCGCAGGGCCAGCGGAGTGTTTGACCCCGCCACGTACGTCAGAATATAGGGCAGCGCAATCCCGGTGGGGTTGCCCTCTTTATCCTTGTCCTCGTAACCGGGCAGATCAAGATCAACACACACCTCGTCAATCAAATAGCGGTCATCGTTAATGGCGGACACACCCGCTTCGCTATCTTTGGCTTTGCGGATGTCATCAATCATCCGGGACGGAGACCCCAAATCAGCATCAGCCCAAAACCCATCGGACTGCAGCATAGCTACGTCGTTTTTGGTCTTGCGCATGCGGTGAGTAATGCGCGGGGAAGTCTGCAAATCTGCAGCGCCGTACGGCAAGATGACATCTTCAGCCGCCACGTACACAGACGTTTGGCGGCCAAGCATCGGGTCTTTGTAGACTTTTTTGAACGCCGCGCCAGTGGCCGGCAGACCCCACAACATTTTTTCGTGCTCGGGGCGAAACTCCGTCATATTCTCAGTCAACTGCCAGTTCATATCTTCCGATACTCGCGCAGCCGCCTGCTCTTTATCTTTGGTTACCTTACCAACAATCTTGGTCTTGACAGGCCCCGCAGCAGGAAACGTTTCCATGATTGTATCGGACTGGAAGCGCACCACTGCCTCAGTGATCATCGGGTGGAATACGCCGCAAGCACCCGGCCACGGCTCGGTACGCTCATCGTACTTAAGCCCCAGCAGCTGAATGCCGTCTTTCAGCATTTTTTCCCAATCCGAACGGCTGTTCAGGTCGTTACGGACATCAGCCGCTACCTGCGAAACAATCGACTCTATGTCGCGGGCATCGATAAATTCAACAAGGTTTGCGTCAAAGTCTTCTTCCGTTTCCTTGCCGGGCTCCAGAGTAATCTCCAGCCCGTCTACCCCGATCTTCACCGACTCCGGATCAACGATCTCGATCTCAACGGGAGGTTCCCCCTCCGCCATCTGCTCAAGCCCAAGCGGTGCATTGTACAGCGCCTTATCAATAGCCATATTCTTCTCCTAGTAGTACCCCGTGCTGCGACGGCGGAAAAATCGGGGCTCATCCGGCTCATCCAAATCAGTCCGAATAAACCCGCCTTGCCGAACGCGTAACAGAGCCTGCGTCGTCGTATCCACGTAGTCATCATGCTCGCCAACCGGGAAGGCGGCAAGCTCTTCAATCACATCCCGCGCCCACCGCGTCTCGGGGGCCCAAATCAAACCGCTGCTGAACATGTCGCTAACTGCATTAACGCGCACCGTCTTATCGTTGCCACGGGACGGACTGAACTCCTGCACCGGTATGCCCATTGAACGCAACTCCTGTATCAACGGACCGCCGGCTGCTTTTTTCTCAACGATAAACGCATCGGGATTCCACTCTTTCCAATGATCAAAGGCGGTCTGCTTCAACTCAGGGAACTCCATCCGGTCTTTAAAGGCGTTGAGCAAAATGACCTGCGGTCGATTGTTCTCTTCCTCGTTGTACCAGATACCCCATGTCGTACAAGCAGAATAGTCCGACGACGTTTTCGTATCGTGCGCCGTATCCCACGACTGTATCACGTATTCGCAAGGCGGCGGGTCTTCGTGTGGCCACACACGCCACATGTCCCGTTTGATAAGCGCGGCCACATCCGCCGTCGGCTGCTGCATATACTGCGCGTTCCAGAAGCGCGGGTCGATGGTGGCTTTGGTCTTGTTCAACTCTTCCAGCGGCCACTTCTCCGGCCACAACGCCTTGCCTGACGGCAGGATCGCCGGAAACTCAACAACCTCCCACTGGTCAGCGTCGGGGTTCTTGGTCTGGTAGTTCACGAGCTTGGAGGTCATATCAATCTCACCCCAGCGCGTCATGACCACAATGATCGCCCCACCCCACATCAACCGCTGGCGCGGGCCTGTCTGGTACCACGTCCACGCTTGCTCGAACGGCAGCTTGCTCCCGCTCTTCAAGTCCTGCTCTGAGTGGGGATCGTCGATCACCAGCAAGTTAGCGCCTCGACCTGCCAGCGCGCCGCCCACACCGACAGCGTAGTACTTACCTCCGGCGTTGGTCGCCCAGCTCCCCGCGCCCTTCTTGTCATCCGCCAACCGCGTCTTTGGGAAGATACCCGCGTACTCAGGCGACGCAATCAAGTTCCGCACCCGGCCGCCAAAGTCCTCTGACAGCGAAGCCGTGTGGGTTGCCATGATGATCTGGTGATCTGGGTGTAGCCCCAGATACCACGCCGGCAGCAAAAACGAAGTCAGCTCAGACTTGCCGTGGCGGGGGGCAATATTAATGATCACCCGTTTCTTTTTGCCTTGCGCAACTTCTTTGAATATGCGCGCCATGTGGCGGTGGTGTGCGCCAACGCTGTAGTTGGGGTAAACCTTTTTTGCGAATTCAAGAAGATCATTCTTCGCAGCTTCCACTTCCAGACGCTTTATCCGCTCGTCCAGAAGATTTAACAGCGCTTCGCGTTCCTCACGACTCTGCGGGGCTGTCATCGGCATCCGGCGTTTTTTCCACGGGCGGCGCGTCGTTATCCAACGTCGTACCCTCGACAACCTTCATCAAGTGCATGTACTTGCCCATGCGCTTGTCAATCTCAACTTGCAGCTCCACATCCGACAACTCGGTCTTCTTCAACTCAACCCTGTCGGTAAATAGCGCTACCTCGGTTACTTTTCCAAGCAACTCGACGGCTTTGAGCCGTATTTTTGCGTCGGGATGTTTGGTTTCTTCCAGCAGCGTGGCGATGCAGTAACCACGCAGCTCTTTGGCCTGCTCTACGAAGGCCCAGTCGTACGCAGTCAACATGCCAACCAGATGCTTTACCGATGCCGGCACTTCTACGTGGGCCAAGGCGCGCTTCTGTTCTTCGACGTCAAGGGGCGCGGTGAGCGCCGCGAACGCATACTGGGCGCTCTTTGCTTCGGCGCTATCAATTACTTCATCGTCTTCGACGCCTAGCTCTTGAAGCCACTCGGAAGTTTTTACTTTAGCGTCGAGTATGTCGGAGGGCGTTGCTTTTTTGTCAGGTTCAAAAGCGGGTGTACTCCCCAGTATATCTGGGACAAAATCTGCTTCGTCAGCCGTAACAAGATGGTCGAACATGGCACTCCGCGCTATATAAGCGAACGGGGTTTACGATAACCCCAAGTAATAGTATACTGCAAACTCCTTCGTTGTAGTGCCACAAAAGAGCGTAGACGTTACGCATCCTTCAAGGCACCTTAAGCCCCCCGGGAATCCTCCTCCTCGGGGGGTTTTTTTATTTATAAGTGTAAAAGATTTGACAAGAACCTCCAGAATTTTTTGTAAAATTTTTGACACCTTTGACATAGAATTATAAATATTAGAGACAAACAGTGTTCTTGCGGCGCTGCCACGCTGCCACGTCAAAAGGCTGCCCCGCCCTCCAGTGGGGTCTGCTGCCAAGCCCTTCGGGAGTCCCTGCTGCCCTGTCTCCAGAACATGCTGTGGTAAAATATAGGTGTTCGCTTGGTGATCAAGTGGACGCGCTGCCCCGCCGCTTGCGGGGCTTTCTATTTGGAGAATCAACATGACACAAAAGCAAATGCAACAAGCCGCTGTCCACACATTGCGTTCGCAGTATGAACGCAACCACGCTCTCGCTGCTGCGTTGCTGGCAGCACTCGCCAAGAAGTAACTCGTGATCGCTGCATGGCTCTGCTAACGCGGGGTCATGCAGGGCATCATGCCCAAAGCAAAAGTGGGACAGTAGTCCTGCTTTCATTTTGTATTAACACACTTAGGGGAATCATAATGCAACTGAAACAACTCGTTCGTATCGCCCTTTCGTTCAAACAAGGCGCTGCCGCGCAGGACAAAGCCGCCACGCAACTACGCAAGGCGTGCCGCAGCAGGGACAAGGCGAAGGAAGCAATGCTGCCGGCAATGGCGAAAGCCTACGGTGCACGCACTACCACAACCAAGTCTGGCGCGGTGCGTTGGGCTAAGGGGTGCAAGGCGGCTGCTGCCGCCAAGCGTGCGTTGAATCGCCTGCTCTCTCTGGCGTATCAGGGTAAGAGCAATACCAAGCGCAGCAAGGTTGACGCGGTTGCGTTGCTGGTGCGTAAGTTTGGCAAGCTCAGCGCGGCTCAGCAGCGCCGCTTCCTGAACTCTGTCAAGTAATTTGACAGCGTAGTAATGAGAGACCGGTAGCGCGAGGGTGTCTGCGCTGTTTCGACACCCCCGCGCTTCATCACAAACGGGACACTTTGTCCCACTTTCTTATGGAGAATAAAACCATGAAAATTAGGATAGTCAAAGACCGCCGCGCAGGTCAGGGGTTCACCCTGATGATGCCGTCGCCGTTCCGGTGGCGGCGCTGTCGTATTTATAACGGCTGGTTCGCCAGCCAACGCGAGGCAGCAGCATACGTAATCTCGCATTACACAGGGAGAACCGCATGAGCGCACTCAAGTCATTCGCCCTCGACACCATCGAGGCATGTATAAAACAAGGGCGTGGTCGCACCACGTCCGCGCGGCTCAGCGTCCACTTCACCACGCTCGGCTTCGCAATGACCTCCGACCAAGCCGCCACGCTGGCGCGCAACTTCGGGTTCAAGGTCACCGCGCGCCGCTTCACTTCCGGCACAGCCAAGCAAAAGTGGGACGTGCTGTCCCACTTCATCTCTCACAAACGTATCAGGGAGAACATGTCAAATATTTGACATGCCGGACAAATGTCCACTCCGTCCTAGAAAAAACCCCCGAGCTGGGCGCGAATTCAACTTATGAATCAAAGAACTTACCGTCCAACTGTCCAGCGCGTCCATATATATATAACCTTTTACCTTTCCAAATATATATACAGCCGTTTTGCGGACGTTTTTTTCTTTTAAGTCTTGGAAGCTTTGTTTGTTCGTAAAACATGGACGCGCCAGACTTTTTCAAGTAACTTGTTGATGCTGCTCAGCAATTTGCGTCCCATTCGACCTTTTTTTCTAGGACACAGGTGGACGCACGTGCCGTTTTCTCGTAACCCATTGAAAGGACACGCCATTATGCAACCCACTTCCCAAATTTGCGAAGGATGTCATGTCAAACGGGGCAGAAATTCCTTCCTTCGACCCCACAAACAGCGCTTAATCGTGGAAAAACTGTGCGCGAAATGCCGCGCCGCCGCGCTTCTGAAGGACAAAACAGGTAAGGCAATTCAACGTGCACTCGCCAGAAATAAAATCACGGAACCCGAAGCGCGCGCCCTCCAAGCCACGATCAAAGCAACCCGCGAAGCGGCCGAGAAAGCTCGCCGCGCGAAGCTCAGCGCACAAACCCGCAACACATGGGATGCCCTACGCAACCCCGTCAGCCCCAAAGAACAGGCGCGCCGCAAGAAGCTTAGCGACGCGCTAAAGGACAAGCCGCGTGCCCCTCGTAGGGTCGTGGTGTTGTAAGTGGGACACGCTGTCCCGCTTTGCTTCAACTAGTGTCAGCCGTATCACCAGCAGTTCTTATTAACTTAATCAGGAGAATCATCATGCGTATCAAACAAGCAAACCAGAAGTTCTTCAACCCGCTCAAGCCCTTCCTTGAGTTCACGATGCCGCGCCCCTCCGCATACTGCGTCAAGGACGGGCGTAGTGTTTTTGTTTACCCAACCGCGCGACCGCGCGTCAGCATCAAGCCCGTCCCCGCGTGGCGCTCTGCCTACATCCGCTTCTTGAACTACTAACCACAACACACTACGGAGAAACATCATGGGATACCGCAGCAATGTGGTGGCGTATTTCTACGTCACCAAGAACGACTCAACTGAGCCGCTGTTTGACCGAGCACTTACGCTGCTCAAACTATGGTGGACTGAAGGTGAACACGCCCGTGCGATCGGTGAAGCGTGGGGTTCCTACGTGGAGGTGACCGAGAGCGGCGTGCTGTTCAGGTGCGACGATGTCAAATGGTATGAGCACTACACCGACATCAAGCTGTTCAACGAGGCTGTCAAGCAGTTCCGGAAGACGTTCATTGACAACGGCGAGCTTGACGGTGGCAGCGGTATAAACAAGCTGTTCTGCTACGAGTTCGCGCGCACTGGGGAGGATAACGACGATAACGAGAGTGAGACCGACGGCTACGGATGTGAATACCGGATATCCATTAACCGCAGCATTGAAGTTAACTAGGGAGAACGACATGAACCAAGCCACCGCAACCCGCCCCAACCAAACGTATGACGGAGTAACAGACTTAATACCCCACGACTTCTATTACATCAAAGGCATCACCGGTGAGTATTTCACAACCAAGATGGCAGCAGAGGTGCGAGCCCGCGCTGCGTTCCCACATGAGGACACGGGCCGGAGGTATGCCCGAGTGTTTTACAAACGGTTCTTTGAGGAGGTGTGAGATGGAGAAGG